TAATAGAAAAATCAAAGCAAATGGAACGCGAACAAATTATAGATGCATTTTCAGAAGGCACAAAAATGATAGATATAAATGATGAATTAAGCGCAAGATTTAATGCTTGTGTTTATTATGTTGAACAATACGAAAAATAAAAATTATGGAAAAGTATTGGAACATCGAACTCAACTCACCTGAATTAACGATTATCAAGATAGCTGTGGAGGCATATGTAAAAGACTATAAAGGATGGGTTTTTACACAAGAAGAATTACAATCAGCATTAAAAGCAGTTAATAACCCAATCCATCGAATGCTATGAAAGTCAATCTAACCTACCCGAAAAAGTACATCTGCGTTCAATCGTCAAGTTATCCAACTGAGCAACTCGACTTTAACGAGATAGCGCAACACATCGCGCAGGGGACAAACCGAACCCCATTACAAAGGATGGAGGAACTACTAACCGAAAAAACTTATCAGAAGTAATGCCGATAATTAAAGATGAAGATGGAAGACCAATATTTGTTAGTGAAGATTCAGAAGAATTTAAACTACATGAATTCCATCAACAAAGGAACATTCAAATAGAAATTAATTCACATAACCATAAATTAAAAATTATGAAAACAAGTAAAGTAAAATCCGTTCAGGGTAACGGTGATTTCAAGGACATGAAAGTATTTGAAATCGTATTCGAAAATGGCGACACTGGTAACAACTATGCAAAAGGTGAATGCCGCTTTAAAATTGGTAATGAATACCAATATGAGATTGGTGGTAATGGTAAAACGCCAACCATTAAATTCATTGGTGAAGCTGGCGCTCCTACTAAATCATTTAATGGTGGATCATATCAAAAGTCACCGCAGGATAAAACCGAAATTGCTCGCGCTGTTGCTTTAAAAGCTGCTGTGGATGCCATTGGTGCAGGTGAGCAGCCATCGAAATACATTAACTATGCCTTGTACTTTGAACATTATTTAACGACAGGACAACAGGCAAACCAAGATGCAGTTGATAATGCGTTAAATGATAAGAAGATCGATGCAAATAATGACCTTCCTTTCTGAATACCTAACGAATGGATAACCACTTTACAATTAACGAAAGAATGAAAACAGATTTTCAAAACTTAATCAAAACTAACTTCGGTAACACGCTCAAATTTGGGCGCGTTATCGGGGTGAGTTACCCTACTGCATGGCGATATGTTAACTATCCAGTCTATATGCGTTTAATGGACATTCAAAAGATATCCGATGAACTAAAAATTGATGTTAAAATAATCGTGCAGATGGCAATAAATAGTAGCCAACTAACCATTAAAAACGAAGGCGATGAATAACGAATTGATTCAAATTTACAACCGCTTAAAAACTAACTTAATCCAATCACCGATATCATTTGATTTATTACACGAACTAATTATGCATCGAAACGTATCAACCTTAAACGAGTTAATCAAATACGATAGCGAACTCGTATCCATTCCGGATGGAACGGAACTAACCACCGAAATATTAAACGCAGTAAGTGAAGTGTGTCATGTAAGTGGCGCGGACATTTTCAGCAAATGCAGAAAAAGAGAGTTTAACGATGCTCGGATAATCTATTTAACTTTTGTGCGCAAAGGTACAACCTGGACACTCATGAAGATTGCGCGACATATTAGCCGCAACCATGCGACGATTATACACGCCATGAAAACTTTTGAATCGCTAATCGCTACCGATCCACGATTTAAAAAGAAAGTAAATCAAATTATTGAGTTGCTCAATAGTAAAAAAATTTATACATTTGATGACCTACTAACTACAAATAAATGGAAATATGAACGAACTAACGACAATCTTGAAAGAGGTGCGCGAATTGCGCGAACTGCTCGAAGATTTAAAACAGCAACTAACAAAAGAAAATCGAATCCAATTCCAACCGCCATCTAATGAGGAAGTCGCTGAATACTTTCTTGAGCGAATGCCATCCGCAGAAACCGAAGATGCATTAAATTTCGCGGACATTTTCATAAGCCACTATACTAACACGAACTGGTATTATGGAAAAAAGAAGATGAAGGATTGGAAAGCAGCGATGAGATCAGCATGGAAGTTAAACGAATTCATAACTAAAAAAATAAACAACAATGATAAACTTGGTCGAATACAAAGGACTCAATTACAAGAGTGGATTGACTCCGAATGAACGCGCATATCTCGAAGCAAAGGAACAAGCGAGATTATGCGATATTACATTAGCAATTTTTAAAACGTTAATCGCTCGAACTATTGTTATTACAGGAATCAAACAACTGCCATCGAGTGAAGAAACGCAAATGTTATTTAGTAACGCGATACATTACCATCCCTATATGACCATAGGCGAATATGCGTTAGCGTTTGAAATGAACGCGAATGGAGTTGAATTTACGCGCGTTGAACACTTTGGTATGATAACTATCCAGTTCCAATCCGATGTTCTTAAAAACTATTGCAACGTCCGCAATCAATTAAACATCGCACTTGAAAAAAAGAAGACGAAGATGGAAACACCCATTGCTGAATATCATGAGCCAATCGATTGGAAGCAAATGTTTACTACCGATATTGAACGCTGGAAAAATAATCAACGCACAGCGGTAATGATTCTCGCGCCTAACTTCATTTCTAAATTTTACCAACTCGAAGCCATCAATGATGACTGTTGGACTGATGACCAATGGAAACAAATGAAATTCGGGGCGCGTTATCAAGTGATTGAAGAAATGAATTTATCGAAAACAAAGATTCAACGGTTAACACCAGATCAAAAGAAGTCGTTTAATCAATCAGTTCAAAAGGAATTGATGCGTAGGTTATACGCGGATATTATGGATAGCACGATTTTGCAACAACGAATAATTGAAAAACTATGAATATTTTACAAAAAGCAAATGAAATTGTTAATCTTAGATCCGAAGAAAAAGAAAGAACATACGGTGATTTTCATTTATCAATGGAAAAAACAGCCAAATTAGCTTCAATAATGTCTGCTAAAGAAATATCAGTTAATGACTGCTACAATGTTTTAATTGCTTTAAAATTAGCAAGACAATCAAATATGCATAAAGAAGATAATTTATTAGATGCAGTGGCTTATATAGGATCGCTTAATGATTATTTAAATAAATAAATAAAATGAATAACTACGAAAAACAATATTCATTTATTATCAATTATTGCTTAAAGCATGGCAAAGAAGTAATTAGCCGTAATGGTAAAATAAAACAAATTACAGCAGCTCAAATAAGAGCAAATTTAAATGAAGGATTTCCAATTGTAACCGGCAAAAAAATTTTTCCTAAATCGTGCTTTATAGAAACAGAATGGATGCTAAATGGACTTACAAATATTCAATGGCTAAATTCACGCGGTGTAAAAATATGGGATCAATGGGCAGATAAAAATGGTGATTTAGGCCCTGTATATGGTCATCAATTATTAAGTTTTAATGGTATTAATCAAATTGAATATATAATAAATGAAGTTAAAATAAATAAACATAGTAGACGATTATTATGTTCAATGTGGAATCCTTCTGATTTACATAAAATGGCTCTTCCGCCATGTCATTATAGTTTTCAATTTGTTATTGCAAATGATATAGTAGATATTGTTGTATCTATGCGGAGCTTAGATTTATTCATTGGGCTCCCGTATGATGTAGTAATGTATAGTTCTATTCTTGCGAGCTTTGCAAATGAATTAAATTTAATTGCAAATGAAGTTATTATTAATGCCTCAAATGCTCATATATATGAAGAGCATATAGATGCTGCATTAGTATATACCGAACGAAAAAAAAATGAATTACCAAAATTATTAAATGCAAGTACATTTTCTAATTTTAAAGCTGATGAATTAAAAATAAGTGAATATAAATGTAATGAAAGAATAATTGTAAATGTAATTAAATAAATAATAATCATGAAACTATCAAATGAATTTCAATTAATTAGAGATTGGGCAAAACAAAAAGGTATCTATGAAAAAGGAGATATCAAAACTCAATATATAAAATTACAAGAAGAAGCAGGAGAATTGGCTAAAGCTATTATTAATAATGATAATGACGAAATTATAGATGCTATCGGTGATTGTGTTGTTGTTTTAACATCAATAGCATATTTTAATAATATACCAATAGAAGAATGCATTAATTCAGCATATAATGTTATATCTAAAAGAAATGGCAAAATGGTAAATGGTAGTTTTATAAAAAATAAATGAATAATTAATTATGTTTAAAATTATTAATAAAATAGGGCCATATAATGGTAAATTTAGTAATTCAATTATTACTTATAAATTAAAAAATATACAAGATGATAAAATATATGCATGGCATTCAGGACCTAATAAAAAAATATATTTTGAAATAAATGATATAATTAGT